TTTGCGCAGGTGTATATTTTTCACGATTATCATCACGCGAAGCCGCGTCAGGCCTGAATCCGATGGCCGTTAAAATGTCATTATCCTGTGCGCAATAATTAATTTTTTCACCGGCGGCCAGCCACACCGTCAGCGCTTCACGCAGGTAATCGACCGAATGCTGCATCGCGCAGCGTTTGACGGCGGGATTCTGGCTGTTATATCCCATTAATTCAGGCGCAAGCGCGGCGGCCAGCTCTGCACCGTGCGCCTGCATAAAATCATTCAGTCGGTTGCGGATACTGATGCGCTGCACGGCCTCATGCGAGCGAATATAGCGACCGGCCGCCTGATTAATTTCCCACTTTTTCACGTCGATAATCTCGCGCAGGGTTTGCAGACTCCGGGTGCGGCTGTCATTACCGGTGGCAAAGAGTTCGCGGTATTCCTGTTCAGCCCCGGCCAGCTCCTGTTTACGGTTCAGCCAGGCGGCTTTATTATTCAGGCAGTCTTCAAAAGCCTGCTGTAGCGTCACGGTGGTCACGGGCGTTTCTCCTGATTATGGCGGAACGGTGAGCTGTAGCAGCCCTTTACCATACGGGGCGACATCGGGATATCCGGCACGGTCTGAGGTTTAAAACTTTCAGGCGGTAACCGGATAATTTCTTCAATCGACTCGACGCTGCGAAAAGTGGATGAGCATTCGATATTGGTGCACTGGTGGTAGCGCTGTTTGACGTTATCCGAGAGATACCGGCTTGTACGCGCATGCGCCGCCTTTTTGCAGAACGGACAGTGCATCATTCCAGTATCCCCCGCGCTTTCAGGTCAGCTTCACGCTCACGCAGTTTGTTAAAGTAGGTCTGACGCTGGCCGTTGGTCACTGCCACGCCGTAATTCATGTGCGCCAGTGTCTCAGCCGACAGCCCGGCTTTAAACAGCACCGGCTCATCCGCCAGACGGATGTGACAGTCCCTCACCGCACGCTCAAGCCACGTCTGCACCTCCTGCATGACCGCTTTATCGGGTTCGACATAGCCCTGAATCCCGATGGTATTCGCAAGCGGGTTCCCCAGCGCCAGCATTTTGAGTTTCATCGCCCGGACAAGCGCTCCGCACGTCTGACGCAGCGCCTTATCCAGCTCCTTTCCGGCGTATTCGCTTAGCACGTTGTGATGCGCCTGACGATACTTTCTGGCCGAGATATCACAGGAGGCTTTCAGGCGGTCTTTGTCATAAGCCAGCACCTCAGCCAGACGGTCGCATTCCTGCGCCAGCTCGCGGGAGGCCACGCGCGCCAGATGCTGCTGTTTCAGCTCATCCGTCAGCAACGCACCACCGGCACGAAAGGCCGTGCGCCATACGCTGGCCTCGCTGCCGCTTGCCTTATCGAGCTCTGCTTTCTGCTCTGCGGTTCGGGCAATGGCCGTGGTGGTGTCATCCATCTGACGGGCGTTTTCAAGATGGGCAGCTCTGGCCGCGTCCAGTTGCTGGAATGCCGGTTTCAGGTAATCAGGGATAGTGGTGGTCATGGTGTGTCTCCTCAGTCGTGTCAGGTTGAGGAGATTCTGCCGTGCGCCACACAACAACTCGACTCATTGCCGTTGTGGCAGGCATGGCACAGACGGGACTTTCAAAAGCAGGCTGGCCAGAGAAAGGTCGCAGGAAAACCACCCTCTCTGTTTGTTTTTTTACTGTTAACTATTCACCACTGTTCACCTTTAATAAAAATATAAGTAATACAGTAAGTTAAAGGGTGAACAGTTGAGGGTCTGACTGTTCACCGTCTGTTCACCACTGTTCACCGACCTCTTTTCCCCGAGAAATTCCACTTAGACTTTTTTACGATTAAAAACACAATATATATAAATAAAAGTAATCATAAATTTGCCCTAGTATTATCAAGGATTGCCAACGATTGTCATTGATTGCCACTGTTTGCCATTCCCTTGTTAACAGTTTGTTGTGTGGTGAGTCGGTACAAAATGACTTGTTGCCCTGAGCGAAAATATTCACAAAATAGAACGCTACCCGAGGCCGGATGGACACGACCGGCACTGTATGGACTTTATGAGGTAGCCCAATGCACACCGCTTTTCCTTCCCCGTCTTCTGCGCCTGTCGCCCCGCCGATGCCGTTTTCTGACGCGGTTCAGGAGCGTTTTATCCGCCTACCCGAAGTGATGCACCTGTGCGGTCTGTCCCGCTCCACAATTTATGACCTCATCAGTCGGGAGGCTTTCCCGAAACAAATCTCACTTGGCGGTAAAAACGTGGCGTGGGCACAGTCGGAAATCATCGCATGGATGGCCGAGCGGATCGCCGACCGTAACCGGAGCTGTGACGCATGATGATGGCCGTTCTTCTTATAGCCCCTTTTTCTGGCTTGCTTCCGTTCGCCGTTTCCAGGTATAGTTTTCCCGCTGTCGCAAAATCGGCAGCCGGGCGTAGGAACCCGTGTAATTCACAGGCGACACCAGACGCGCCATGCGTCTTTTTTTACGTCGTTGCTCAGGTACACCTATTTTTCGGGTTGTGGTGTTTTCACCGTGGCTTCTGTCAGATAATGGTGGTCCGGGCGGGGCAGCCTTCGGGCTGGCCGGTATTCTGTGAAGCCGGTATTCCTACCCCCGTTCGGGTCACCACCCATGAGCGTAGGAACTCCGGTGGTGGCAATAACCGCTATTCACAGGAGGTTGCCCATATGGCTACGACCCTCACCCTGTCTCATCCTCAGTTTGTCTTCGTGTTTGCCGCTGTTCGTCGCGCAGACCGTAAACCCCGTATCTGTATGCTTCGCACTGTGGCCGGTGACGAGCACGCCGCACGTCTTTCCCTTGTTCGTGATTACGTCCTTTCGTTTGCTGGCCGTCTGCCGGTTGCGGAGGTGCACGCATGAAACACACTACCCTCAGCATCAAAGAACTCGAATGCCTTGAGCACCTGCGTAACGTCGGCCACTTTGTCAACGCCATGATGCAGGAGCAGGACTGCACCACCCTCCGCCGCGATCCGGCGCAGCAGTCGCAGCTTACCTCCGTGATTTACCTGATGACCGCCCAGCTCGACGGCGTGGTCGAGCGCTGCAACCAGCGCTGGCTGACCGGAGAGGGTAACGTATGAAAAAGCCCTTACCGCCTGTATTACGCGCCGCCCTGTATCGCCGCGCGGTGGCCTGTGCCTGGCTTAATTTGTGCGAACGTCAGCACCGCTATCCGCAGCTCACCCTCGATACGCTGGAAAATGCCATAGCCGCCGAGCTGGAGGGCTTTTATCTGCGCCAGCACGGCGAGGAAAAAGGCCGCCAGATTGCCTGTGCGTTACTGGAAGATTTAATGGAAGCCGGACCGCTGAAAGCCGCGCCGTCGCTGTCCTTTCTCGGGATGGCCGTTATGGATGAACTCTGCGCCCGTCATATCGCCGCGCCGGTTGTGCACTGAGGGAGATAACAACAATGAAAATGAACGTAACCGAAACTGTAAAACAGGCGTGTGGTCACTGGCCGCGCATTCTCCCGGCTCTGGGTGTACCGGTCATTAAAAACCGGCATCAGGCCTGCCCGGTGTGCGGCGGCTCTGACCGCTTTCGTTTTGACGATAAAGAGGGGCGCGGGACGTGGTTCTGCAACCAGTGCGGCGCGGGTGACGGGCTTAAGCTGGTCGAAAAAGTGTTCGGCGTGTCGGCTTCCGAGGCCGCCGGGAAAGTGAGCGCCCTGACCGGCAGTCTGCCGCCGGTTGCTGAGAACATGATTGCCGTCGCTGAGGCCGAAACCGACGCCAGCCGCAAAGTCGCTGCCACGCTTGCGGCCTCTCTGATGGAGAAAACCCGCCCGGCCACCGGCAACGCCTACCTGACCCGCAAGGGCTTTCATGCGCTCGAATGCCTGACGCTGACCACCACGCACAAAACCGGCGGCGTGACCTACCGCGCCGGTGATGTCATCGTGCCCCTGCAGGACGAGACCGGCGCACTGGTTAACGTTCAGCTTATTAACGCTGAGGGGCTTAAACGCACCCTGAAAGGGGGGCAGGTAAAAGGGGCGTATCATCTTATTGAAGGGAGAAAAGAGGCGGGAAAACGCCTGTGGATAGCGGAGGGTTACGCGACCGCGTTCACCGTGCATCACCTGACCGGCGAAACCGTTATGGTGGCGCTCTCGTCCGTGAACCTTCTTTCTCTGGCGAGCCTTGCCCGGCGTCAGCACCCGGCCTGTCAGATTGTCCTCGCAGCCGACCGCGACCTCAGCGGGAACGGCCAGACAAAAGCCGCAGCGGCCGCACAGGCCTGTGAGGGTACGGCTGCCCTCCCGCCGGTATTTGGTGACTGGAATGATGCGTTTATGCAGCAGGGCGAGAACGCCACGCGCAAAGCGATTTACGGTGCCATACGGCCAGCGGCGCAAAGCCCGTTTGACACAATGAGTGAGGCGGAATTTACCGCCATGAGTACCAGCGAAAAAGCGATGCGGGTACATGAGCATTACGGCGAAGCGCTGGCCGTGGACGCCAACGGCCAGCTCCTCTCCCGCTATGACGCCGGGACATGGAAAATCATCCCTCCGTCGGACTTTGCCCGCGACGTGGCCGGCCTGTTCCAGCGCCTGCGCGCCCCGTTCTCATCGGGGAGAATTGCCTCCGTGGTCGATACCCTGAAACTGATTATCCCGCAGCAGGCCGCCCCGGCACGCCGTCTGATTGGTTTTCGCAACGGCGTGCTCGATACCCTCACCGGCGTGTTCAGTCCGCACAGCAAATCGCACTGGCTGCGCACCCTGTGCGACGTGGATTTTACCCCGCCGGTCGAGGGCGAAACGCTGGAAACCCACGCGCCGAATTTCTGGCGCTGGCTCGACCGTGCGGCCAGCGGCAACGCTGAAAAGCGCGATGTGATTCTGGCCGCGCTGTTTATGGTGCTGGCGAACCGCTACGACTGGCAGCTCTTTCTCGAAGTCACCGGCCCCGGCGGGAGCGGAAAAAGTATTCTGGCCGAAATTGCGACCCTGCTCGCCGGGGAAGACAACGCCACGTCAGCGACCATCGAGACGCTGGAATCACCACGCGAACGCGCGGCGCTGATTGGTTTCTCGCTGATACGCCTGCCTGACCAGGAGAAGTGGAGCGGGGACGGCGCAGGGCTTAAGGCCATCACCGGCGGCGATGCGGTGTCAGTCGACCCGAAATACCGCGACGCCTATTCGGCTTATATCCCGGCGGTAATTCTGGCCGTGAACAATAACCCGATGCGCTTCACCGACCGCAGCGGCGGCGTGTCCCGTCGCCGGGTGATAATCCACTTCCCGGAGCAAATCGCCCCGGAGGAGCGCGATCCGCAGCTTAAGGACAAAATCGCACAAGAGCTGGCCGTCATTGTTCGCCAGCTTATGCAGAAGTTCAGCGACCCGATGACCGCACGCACGTTGCTCCAGTCTCAACAGAATTCTGACGAGGCGCTCAGCATCAAGCGCGACGCTGACCCGACGTTTGATTTTTGCGGCTATCTGGAGGCGCTGCCGCAAACGAACGGTATGTTTATGGGGAACGCCAATATTATCCCGCGACAGCCCCGTAACTATCTCTATCACGCCTATCTGGTGTATATGGAGGCCAACGGTTACAAGCATGTGCTGAGTCTGAAAATGTTCGGGCTGGGGCTACCAATGATGCTGAAAGAGTACGGGCTGAACTATGACAAGCGACACACCAAACAGGGGACGCAGACCAACCTGACGCTCAGGGAGGACAGCAACGGCGACTGGCTGCCAAAGTGCGACGAAACCGCAGCGATATAACCTACCTCAGACCGGCAACCGCCGGTCTTTTTATGTCTGATTGCCCCTTGAGGTGAACAATCGACTGTTCACCCTTCACCATCTATTCACCACTTAACACCATGAAATTATTGTATAAAAACGGAAGGTGAACAGAGTGAACAGTAAAACCTAAAAAAACTTTTTACCCCCCCTCTTCGATTGACCCGGCTCACCCTGAGCGCGCAAAAATCACAAAGGTGAAGAGTCGACTGTTCACTCTTCACCAACTCATCACCCATTAACTTCATGATTTAAAATGAGAAATCATCGAGGTGAACAGTGTGAACAGTTAAATGCAAAAAAACTTTTTTTGCGTATGATGTTGCAGTGTTACTTCAAGGTCAGTTCCAAGCTGACTAACGGCCTCATCAGGACAGCGCATTAATTCATAAC